GGTAAATAAGCGGAAAATTACGTAAGAATCGAACTCGTCTATCCACTGATTCAATATTTCTTCTTTGGCATGCTCATAGAGTTGCCGCTGCTCGCTGGTCATTTCGATATAGCGGGTTTCGTAGAGTTTATCCGGCAAATCTAGGCACTCATCTTTGGTGACTTGGTAGACATAAGGCTTGATCTTGGCGGCGATCCATTCACTGTTATGGCTTCGAACGATCATGCCTTTGTATTTTTCCGAATATTCCAGGTGATTGCGGGCGAATGAATAAAACGACTGGTAACCGAGTATTTTCGGCGACAGGAAGCGCATTTGCGCGTACAGATCGACAATGCCTTGGCTGATCGGCGTACCGGTCAGAATTAGCCGGTACCGGGCACGCTCCGACATAACGGTAATGCGCTGGGTACGCATGGATTTATGGCCTTTGATCATCTGGGACTCGTCTACGATAACCAGGGTATTGTCATCGATCAGGCGGTTTGCGGTTAATGCAACGCGGTTGCTGGCGCTCATCGACTCCACGCCGATCACATACCACCAGCAGGATGTGATATTACGGCTGCTGGTCTTGTCGTTGAATACGCAAACGTCAGCGGGCGCGGTGTTGGTGTGTTTAAATATCTCGTGTTGCACGGTCAGTTTCAGCGACACTGGACAGAACCAGACGATCTTGCTGATTTTATGTTGTCGCAATCTGGCCAGCTCGATGGCGGTACGACTCTTTCCGGTTCCCATTTCCATAAACAACGCGCCGACGCGGGTCGGCAACAGCTTTGCGACGGCCTCGTGCTGCTGAGGCATCAGCGGCGTGGTGGTTTCGATAGGCTGGCGTTTAATCGCGTAGTTCATCAGCTACATCCACATGCTCAGGTGTTTCAAGGATAACCGGTTTGCCGTCATCACCACCTTTAACTTTATCGGGCAAATCAATGGTTGCAGTCAATGACTGTTCTTTAATGCGTTGCGCTTCATTGATAGCCGCTTGCGCGGCGGCGGTAACGGGAAAATTATTCACTTCGGCGAAATCCAGCACTTGTTCGAACTGCTCAACAGCAACGGATAAATGCGGCTTGGCGTAGCGGGCGGTGGGGATGCGCTTGGCGGCTTTGTAGTAATCTTCGTCTCGGCCCCAGCGTATACATAAACGACCGATCTCTTTACCCGTTGTATACACAGAAATCCATCTTGTTTGCTCTGATTTAAACTTTCCGGTCAACATCGCTTCGCGGATGTCGGTGTTGTACTGCCGAACGATGTAATGATGACCGAGCAGGATGTGTCCTATCTCGGCGGCACGGTCTGCGGGCTTTCCGTTGATGCTGATCAGCTGTCTGTGCCAATGGTCGCCAGCCCAGGTAAATCCGTGTTTTTTGATGAGCAACCGGAATGATTCTAGCTTTTCCGGAAACCGGACAGAGACACCGCTTTGCGTGATGCTGATTTCGGCAACGGTTTCGGTGATCGGGTTTTCTGGCCTTACAGTGGCTTCTGACTTGGCTTCGTCGATGATGGCTTGCTGATCGACATCAATGGGTTTTGTGGGCGGATGGGCGACGAACAGGTCGCGTAGGATAAAGCCTATTTTGGTTTCGCGCTGATCGACCCACCAGGCCGCGCTGGTTTGTTGTTTTAGCAGTTCGACGGCATAGCTGGTACTGGGATCCTCTACGGCAATAACTTCCTGACGCCAGCCGGACGAGCCCCAGTAAGCATCGATGTGCATGCGTTGCATTTCGCCGGATAGCGCCTGGTTAATAATGTCCAGTTTTTCGGCGCGGAGTTTTTCCGCCCAGGCGATTTGTTTGTCGCTACCGGTAAGGGCGGGCAGGCCAAGCGCGGCGTTTTGTTCGGCGGCTTCGGCGTTGGCTTGGTCGCGTTGTTTTTGTTGGCAGTCGTCGCAAATAAAGCCTTGGTCTTGCGCCCATTGGGCTTTTCTGTCGGCTTCTTTGCGGTTGCCGCCAAATAGGGTAATGAGGTTGCTGCAATCGCCTGTTGCGCAGTGGATATTTGATTTTGCCATGATGGACCTCTTAACGATGTTAATGGTGTGTGCCGCCCGTCCGTGGTGGCTGGTTTGTATTTATGGGTTAGTATAGGCAATTATTGCCTAATTGCAAGCTTTTCTTGTTATGCTTGTTTGTTATCCACTGCCCGGCGCACTGTCCGTGCGCTGCATCGGTATTTTTCGCCAAGCTCTTTATGATTCGCGCCGGTGAATTCGCGCCTTATCGCGTCATCTCGATCATTATTGCTGGCAAAAAAGAACGGCTGCTGAGTGTTTCCAGCATGCAATCGATGCAATCGTTTGGGGAAATATTCTGTATTTCCACCGCATAGCTGTTGCAGACGCTGCATGATTCCACTGGTAAACATTGCGGACAAATCGCTATGTATGCCGCACTCGCCAGCGCTGTCATTGATAGCATTTTCTATGATTTGATAGATGTTGCTTTCGCTCATGAGGGGATAAATAGGTTGTTGGTGGGGGGCGAGATAGGCAACGGCGGTTGCTGGGCTAATAGCGCGGCCTCCGCCTGCAATCGCATGAATTCATCACTCGATACAACCGCCAATTTAGCAGCTAGATCTTCCCATTTAGCGGCGGTGTGCAAATGCAGGCGCAACTCATGATGGTGGGCGGCGGCGTAGGCGTAAACCAAAGTGTCCAGTGATTCGTTACGCGCGCCGCGCTTGGTCTCGAAGCGATTGGTGCGGGGGTTGAAGGTTTCCGAGACGATGCCGGTGAAGTATTCGCGTGGCAAATCTTCAGAAAAATGCAGCAGCCGGGCGGCGTTGTCTTTGTCGCCATCGGTGCCCATGCGGCCGAACAGCACGTTTTTGACTGCTACGGTGCCGACGTGCTGGATCATTACGCCGCGCTTGTTGTATTGTCCTTTCCAGTTGACGTCTTGGGCTTTGGGGCGGGACAGTACTGGGGCGTTATTGGGGACGGCGCCGAAAATGACCATCGGGCGGCGGATCATGCGCCGGCGCACGAAATCTTTTACGGCCTCGGTACGGTGCCCGCCTGCATCGATCGCGGTGGCTTGGATCGGCAGGGCGTGACCATTGATGTGTTCGATGGGCCGGTTGAGCAGGTCGGTTAAGGCTATCCACACCGCATCGTCTGCGGGGTCGCCCATCAGTTCGATGTAGTCCAGCACCCAGCAGGCCATGCCTCTGCCCCAGCCGACGATTTGCACGGCCAGGCGGTTGTCTTGGGTATCGACCCCGGCGGTAATGGCGCAAACACCCAGCGGGGCGACACGCAGGCGGTAGGGTTCGGCGCGGTCGGCGATGACGTTGAGCTTGACCGCGCGCATGGATGGGTCTTCCCAGGCTTCGGCCAGGCGGCTGTTTAGGAAGGTTTTCAGCCGCGCCGGATCGTTTTGCACTTGATGCCACATTTCGACCAGTGTCGCCCAGCGCGGGCCCAGGCCTATTTGGTAATACAGGGCGTTGATGTGATAGCCGCGCAATGCAGGGCCGGGGTTGGTGGCTATCCATCGCCCCGCTCTGATCATGTCGGTTTTGTGGTGTTCTTCAATCTCGCAGGCGCATTCCGGGCAGACGTAGCGGACATGGCTGCCGTCTTTGCTCCAGTGCAGGCCTGACCATTCAAAGATGATCAGTTCGGCGCAATGCGGGCACGGCATGTGATATTTGCGCTGGTCTGATTTTTGGTAGAGCTCGTCGGTGCGGCAAAGGCCTTTAATGCCGGGTGAGGATATGTACAGCCTTTTATACGTTGCCGGGAAAGCCGAGGTGCGGTCTTCCAGCATCATCAGTGGGTCATCGCCCGCGTGCAGGTTGGTCGCAAATTCGCTTAACTCGTCAACGATCAAGTATTTTACGGTGGTGGATTTGAGCCGCGCCGGGCTGCCTGCATGCTCGATGTACAGCTGACCGCCGATGAAGTCCTTGAAGTCCCTGGTGTTGCTGCTGTCGCGGCTGTTGATGCTGGTTAATGCTTGCTGTACAGCGGCGGTTTCCTCAATCATCGGGTTGAGCTTTTGGTTGATCCATTTCTTTTGCGAGACTTCGCCGGGCAGGCAGACCATTACCGGGCCGGGGCTTTGATCCATGATGTAACCCAGGGTGTTGACGGCAACCTCGGTTTTGCCGAACTGGATCGGGAATTGCAGTACCACTTCGCGCACCGTGGAGCGCGAGGACATGCAGTCCATCGGCTCGCGTAGCGGCGGGTTGCGGTCGGTGCGCCACGGGCCGGGCTCGGCGCTGCCTTTTTTAGACAGGCGGCGCTCGGCGTCTGACCACTCGGACACGGTTTGAGTTTTGCGCGGGGCAAAGGCTCGGGCGCGGGCGGCGTTGATAATCTGTGACGCGTTGGCGTGGCCGCTCATTTTATGCAATGCCTAGTTTTTATCGGCACGCTGGATCGCTGCGGCATCGGTGTAAACGGCACCGTCATAGCGCTTGAGCAGTTTTTTTACATTGCCCTGCAAACATTCTTCTCTACTGACGCCCAGCTCCTGACGGAAACCTTCCAGATAAAACTCAAGGTCCCCAAGTTCTTCGATGACATTCGCCATGTCCAGTGGCTTGCGGTAGATAACGTGTTTTTTTACTGCGTCCAGTAATTCACCAGATTCACCGGAAATACCCATAACCATGTGAATCAGGCCGGCACAATCAGCCGTAATCTCTCCGTGGATTTGATCTTTCGATTTGACTAACAATTTAACCAATTCTTCATGTTTCATAATTTTCTCATTTTGCTAGGGTATAAAAACTGC